ATATTCAAGAGTTATCAGATTATTTATATGATCAAGACCCTAAGTATCTTACAGTTAGTGTGAACGAGGAACACGTTAAAAAATGGCGGAAATCGAAGACATAGAACAGTTTACTCAACACTTGCTTCTCAAAGGAATGCTTGAAGAAGAATTAGAGTTTATAGATTTTGCTAATGATGTGCTAGGGGATTTTATGCGTCAAGAGCCTAGTGACTTTGTTCCATTAGGTAAAATGCATGATCTGTGGTATGACACAATTAACACTGATAAAAACTATGTAGGAATTATGTGTGCAAGAGGGCATCTTAAAACTACATTTACTTTGACTTACTGTGCATACATGATGCATAAATATCCTAACTACAGAGCATTGTATGTATCTGCAACATTGGATCAAGCAATAGATAAAATGGAACAGTTTGAGGAATTGTGTAAACGCTCTTGGCGATTAAGAAATTACATCAAAGGAAAAGAAGACGGAGGTTCTTGGAGAAAAGGAGCTAAGTACTTTGGCAATGGCAGTAGAATAAGGGCTGCATCTATTGGAAAAGCATTGGAAGGTCCTCACGTTCATTTAATTATAATGGATGATATTTTAGAGGAATTTGCTAGAATGGCAGATGATAGAATAATACATTACATCAAAAGAGTTGTAATGCCTATGCGATTACCAGAAGGTAAGATATTGTTAATTGGTACACAAAAAAGAATAGGAGATGCTACAGATTGGATTAGACAAAGTACTGATTGGGCGCACGTTTGGCATCCTGCATTAACAAAAGAAGGAACACCTAGATGGCCTGAGTATTGGACAATAGATAGATTAGAAGCAGAAAGGCATTCAATGGGAACTAGAGCGTTTGAATCAGAATACTTATTAAATCCACTAGATCCAGAAACTGCTGTAATTCCGTGGGCTGTAATCGAACCTTGTTTAGATACTTCAATAGGATTTGGCAATCCTTTAGAAAATACAGATATTGTTATTGGTGTTGATTTGGCTGTAGGATTGGATACTGCAAATGATGAGACAGCTTACACAGTTCTATCTTATGATAGAGATACTAAGGTTCGTCATGTTATCTATCAATGGTGTGGTAAAGTAAAAGCAGAAGGAGCAGGATGGTTAACATCTCAAGTAACTAACTTAGTATCATTGGCAGAGAAATACAATCCATCTATGGTTATGGTAGAAACAAATGGGTTCCAGAGATTAGTAGCTCATGCAGCTAAAGACTTAGCTTCTTTACCAGTACAAGGTCACAGAACAGGCTCAGAGAAACATCATGCACAGATTGGTATTCCTAGAATTGCGTTAGCGTTAGAGCAAGGAAGATATATTATACCCTGGAACAAAGAAGTAAACAAGTCAGGACCTATTGGATCAAGAAAACTAGTAGAAGGATTGTCTAGATTAATGTGGGGAAAGAACGGCAGGTTAGATGGGCATACATCAGATGCGGTAATATCATTGTGGATGTGTGAGTTAGCAATACAAGATATAGATAAGCGTGGGATACGAGTTACAAGCTGGGATAACTTCTAGGTTCTATATGCTTTCGGACTTTTAAAATAGCTAGAAAATATAGGTCTAAGCACGAATCATACATTAAAAGCTTATATAACCCCTATCTACTAAAGTATTGTTGCTTAGGCGACTTGGTTGGAAACAACTTGCAAACAGGTGGCGACACTTACGACTGCAAGCTTCTTACCAAAAAAATGGGTAAGGGACTAAGGCAAATAGAATTTGGTCTTTTTGCTGTATTATCCATGAAAGCAACTCAGGATGTAGGGTTAAAATTCCTGAGCATACGCCCTTACAGTGAGGCAATGGTCTTCGTTAACCAAAGGTCAATCCAGTATGCACACTTGAAGTATTTGGTAGCCCCAAGTAGCCAAGTGAGGCAAATGTTGTAGAAGCTCTGGCTCTGATAACAACGAATGCAAAAATGAAACTGTAAGGGGGGCTTTTCAAACATTACAGTCATACGCAAACGGTTCTTTTTAGTTAGAGATTAAATTTTGAAAATGCGAGATTCGAAACCTTGTAGTAAACCACCCTTTGGGTAGCTTAAAGAAGTCAATGCTTTCTAAGAGTAGCTCTCTTAGTCACAGAAAGCCGTTTGCTTGACAACATTACAGTCATCAAATTGACAAAAGGAAGTGAAAAATTGGCCCGAAACAAAAACTATGATCCGAAAGGAAAAGCGCATTTGTTACACGCAGGTGTAAACAAAGAGAAAGAATACATCCTTAGTTGGATGAGAAAAGAATATAGTCAGAATGAACCCTATAATATGTCTGATGGGGTATGGATTGTATTAGCAAAACATATAGAAGAAGTAGAGAAAACTAGAACAAAATATTCTTTAACTAGGAAAGGTAAAAGAATGATAGCTCAAGACAAGTTCTTTGCTCTTGTAGAGAAGTGGGAGTGAGAGTGTGAATAAAGGGAACACATTAACAAAGGAAGAATGGAAAGCTTGTCCAGAATGCAATGAACCACTTAATAAATGGAGTACTATAGCAGAAGACAGGATTCATTGTAAGCATTGCTATGTTAAATTAAAACACGGAGTATCTGACATCAACAACTGTTTTCAAGGGTCAGTTATTACGATAGATTAATGAAGCGGCATAAGGCAGGATACAGTGAGCGTTTGACTCTTTGTGGATATGACTGCACAATTCAAGAATATAGGATCATGAAAAATAGACATCTTAGTTTTGTAAATTGCAAGAAGTGTTTGGAGCTAATGAAATGAAGTGGAGATTTGATTGCTTTCTTTGCGGAGAGCGTTGGGAAGAAGAACATCGTCACCTGGAGAAATATCATTTTATGTTTAGTGATGATAATAAAAAAGAAGGCAGACCTGTGGTTGATTGTTACAAATGCAAAATAGAATCTATCTATACACCGATAGTAGGAGACATGGTTGGAAATCGTTCTTGAGATCTTAGCAGGTTTTGCAATGGCGGTATTAATTACACTAATTGCTTGGGCATTGTATTCGATTCGTACGCTAGGAAGGCTGTAATTATATATGCTTTCGGAATCTAAATTAGCTCTAGAAAAAGTAGAGCTAAGCACAATGTATATGGTAAAAGCTTATATATGCTTACTAAACTAATATGATATGAGCAAAAATAACTCAACAATAAAACAGCAAGCAGAAAACAAAATAAATTTAAAATGGGCTAGAGCTAGAGAAAGGCTAAGAAAATTATTAGGAGAGCCATATTCTGTGGATGGTGAATAAATGAATAAAACAAGTAATAATATAGCAGATGACATTATTAAACTAGCAGATCAATTAAATACAGAAAACGATTTGTGGGAAGCTTGGAAGACACTCAATAAAGCAATGTGCTACATAAATGCTAAACACACAATGGCTCAAGTAAAGGAAGAAAGATGAAACAATTAGTTTTATATCGTTGCGATGAATGCTACAGTCCCAAGATTCTTATGGAATCGGGATGGAAATGTTTAGTATGCGAGGAATAGAAGTGTTAACAACAGAAGAATGGCAGAATCAAATAAAGGAGGATATTAAAGGTGGGTTTAACAAAGAAGCTGAATAAAGTAGAAGATTTAGTATTTCGTCATTTGAAAGAACATGATGTTTGCAGAGACAATACTAAGTTCTTGTATTACTCAGTCCTTCAAGAGTTCTACAGAGCTACAAGTCCTAAAGGCAGGCAATGCGAAGAGGATAAATTCTTATCTGATTTGTATGACCTTTTACATTTTGCACCATGCGACGAATCTATTCAAAGAAGTCGTAGAAGAATACAAAACAAACTTAAAATGCATCAATCATCAAAGGCAGTTCAGAAGATGAGAGAGAAAGCTGAAGAGACCTATTATACTTGGTCACAAGAGGATTAGTTTAGGCCAAAACGATCTACTGTAAAAAAACAAAAATGGAATTGTTGAGCCAAAACGATCTACTGTAAAAAAATAAAAATAGAATTGTTCGGTCAAATGATCTACTGTAAAAAAAGTAAAATCCCCTCACAAAAAGGCCTGATCTAACGTAAAAAAACAAAAATAGAATTGTTTAACTAAATCGATCTACTGTAAAAAAATAAAAATAGTTTATTAAAATTAAAATGATCTTAGTTAAGTATTTAAAGACGCTTAGGCATAGTCAATACCGATGACAAGTTCAAAGTCTAGAATTATCCATGAGAATTTTTTCAACTTTCACGTATCAGAGGGCTTGTCATCATAATGGCTCGACTCGAATTAAAAGGCATTGACAATCGAATCAGAGAAGACATAAAAGTATTAGCTAAAACGCACGGAGTCACTGTCGCTAAATTCTTAGAGCCTGCAATTAAAAGTTACATATATCAAGCCGATAATAGAGAAAGGCTTATTAGAGCTAAGAGGTCTGACCCAGACTGGTAGCATGGGATTTTTTGACAGATTTAGGAGCAAGCCAAAACAAACATCAGATTTACAAAAATATTTAGATGGTAATTTAGAAAAGGAAGCCAGGACACCTGTTTACGATATGGCTCCTGCAATGGGAAGCACAGGGCCGATGCGTATCGATCCAATATACAATCTTCATCATCTAGAAGATTTAGCAATAAACTATTCACATTTACAAACTGTAATTAATAGAATTGCATCACAGACAGTTGCCAAAGGATACAGGTTAGAACAGACAGTTGATAATCCTAGCGAGGATCAAAAAATAGTTTTAGAAAAGTTATTGAAAGACCCAAGTAATGGAGACAGCGATATTACTGGTGAAGAGTTTTGTAAAGCATTGATAAGACAGCTTGAAGTGTTTGACGATGCTTGGGCATCTATAGTTTATGATTATGTTAAGGATGAATCAGGCAATATTTTAGGAAAGCAAGTATCTCAAGTATGGGTTGAAGACTCTAAACAAATGAGATACAATACAGATAGATTTGGTAAGTTTCAAATTGATAACAAATTCTGTCCTACTTGTAGAAAAGCAATGAATGGTTCAGCTTGTGCAGAGTGTGGTACTAAGCTAGTTTTGATTGCATATACTTTTGAAGATGCGGAAGGAGACATTCCATTTGCAAGAGATGAGATTATACACTTTAACAAATACAGTTCTACAGCTAGATTGTACGGAGAATCGCCAATTATAGGATTGAGTAAAAAGATAGAAACTGCATTAGCAATAGAAAACTATCAGAACAAATTGTTTAGATTAGAAAGACCGCCAAAAGGATTCTTAGATATTCCTAACCTAGATGAAACTGCATTAAACAGATTAGGAGAATACATTGCTGAAGAGACCAGACGTAACCCTAACTTTGTCCCAATTATATCATCAGGTGAAGGACAATCTGGAGCTAAGTTTGTAACAATTATGCCAAGTCAAGGAGAGGCAGGTATGATCCCATATATGGATAAAATAAATCAAGATATTAACTCAGCTTATGGAGTTATGCCATTAGCAGTTGGAGACGTATCTGGGGTAGGTGGATTAAATGCAGAAGGCGAGCAGTTGTCTATGATGGACAGGACAATAACAGAAACACAGAATGTTTTAGTTAAAGGATTCTTTCAACCACTATTAGATATTCTTAAGATTACGGATTGGGAGTAGGAATTACAGTAGATTTAGATGAAGAAGGAGAGTTAATATTACCAGAAACAGACTCAGGAAGTTTGCCAATGTCTCAGGCGGAAGAGGAGCAAAAAGAACAAGCAGACTTGTATCGGCCTTAGATAGAAACCTAGCAGTTACTATCAAACGAGAAGTTAACAGACTTAGGTCTGCAAAATCATATTCTGAGCTAAACGAAAAGCTACCAAATATAATGATTGCATTGGTTCAGGATCTTAAGAATTTAGTTAATCAAGAAATGAAATCTGCATATTTGCACGGATTTAAATCTGCTGCTGCTGAAGATAGTGTTAAAGTATTAGAGAAACAAGATAAGTATTCACACATTAATTTTAAGCCTACAAAAGCTATGGCTGAGGAGGCTGCTAAAGGTTTGGAATATCGTAGAGAGTTTGGTAGAGGCGGTACAGAAGTAGGAGTTGCAAGAGCCAGAGACATAAAAAACAGGGTAAATCTATCGCCAAGAACAGTTAAACGCATGAAAGCTTTCTTTGATAGACATCAAGTAGATAGACAAGGTAAAGACTGGGGTAACGAAAATAACCCTAGTGCAGGTTATGTTGCACATTTACTTTGGGGTGGAGATGCAGGATATTCTTGGGCAAGAGCTAGAGTCAGACAAGTGAATGCTGCTGATAAGAAAAAGTCAGTAAGTAAACAAGACAGGTTTCAGATAGACTTTGATCAGGTAGATGAGGATGCAATAAGGGCGTTGCAATCAAATCAAGTACAAACAAATAATTACAATGAGTTATCTACAGTTTTGTCTACTAAATTAAATCAAACTATTAGAGATTCAATTATAGAAGGTCGTAGTATTCCTAATACTGTGGCTGAAATGCAGAGAGTTATTAACACAGAAACTTACAAACTAACTAGAATAGCTAGAACAGAAATGATAAACATTACTAATGAGGGCAGATTAGCATCTTATCAAAAGCAAGAAAAGCTACGCAAAAAGCCTTTTAGATACACGCTAGTTGTTGCATCGGGTGCAAGGACTTGTGCGGCACATAAAGACATAGGCAGTCAAATACCTTCTGAGGGAATGTTACTTAATGACCTCATAGACCTTCAACAAAGGGTAGGAGCAACGTATGGATTTACCCTTCGGGGCAACTCGTTATTGCACCCAAATCAAAGGACAGTGTTAACGAGGGTACCATGAGTAGAATGCCAGACCATATCAAGATTCATATTTGTAATGCAAAGTATGGACATCACGGTAACGGAAATAAAGACAGTCAATTTTGGAATTGGTGGAATAGTTTAACGGATCAAGAAAAAGAACAAGAGGTAGGAAAATGATAGAAGATTGCGAACCTTGTTATTGTGGTTGGACAGGTATTGACCATGATGGATGCAAGTGTTTTCCAAAAGAGGTAAAAGATGAGTAGTTGTAAAAAATGTAGAGCTGGCCCAATGTCTGTACATATCCTAAGTAATGGATTTTGTCAGGCTTGTACAAATGAGTTATCCTGGAAGCAGGGTGAAAGAGTAGCTAGGGAACAGATGGCAAAGAGACAGCGTGTTGCAATGTTTAAGCAAGGTGAAAAGGTAATCAAGAAAAAGTGGAAAGAGAAGTATGGCGATGCCACAGTAGATGAAGTTCTAGGATACTGATGGGAATCACAATCAAGGGCGGAGACAAATTCAAATCTACTTTACAAAAGATAGCGGAGGAGCATCCGAAGGTGATGGATGCAGCATTGGATGATACAGCAGACGCAATGTCTCTGGAGGCTCAACGTATTGTCCCAGTAGATACAGGCCGTTTGCGTGCCTCTATTAACGTCAAAAGAGAGTTTCTAGTAAAAGTAATTGGTACGAATGTAGAATATGCACCATTTGTAGAATATGGTTCACCAGAAGGCAGCGGTCCCAATGGCGGTCCGAAACCATTCATGAGACCAGCTTTTGAGAACAACAGACGTAGGGTTGCAGAGTTCTTTATTGAGAACCTATCGTAGGGTTCTATAAACTTACACAAAGCTAGATTTTACGATTTTAAGCACAAATTACAGCGAAAGTCTTTATATAACCCATGCGTCTGGGATTCTATGGTAATAACCTATGAACAGATGAAACAAATACAAGAGCAAGACAGAAAAGCTTGGAGTAATTCACACTTTATGCGAAATGGTAAAGTAAGTCCAATTTACAACTGCAAGATATGTAAAAAAGCAACTAGAGAAACAGGCATGGATGAATCTAGTGCAAACTTATGCAAAAGTTGTTACTTAGAATGTGTTGAAGAAAATAGGAGAATAAATGAGTAAACAAAAAGTGTTTGCATTAGCCAAAAAACACAGTATAGAAATTGAAGGCGGTACAGATATGTATTGGAAAACTGCTGAGTGTGAATGGTATGCTCCAGAAGGTAAATCGTTTGGACTTGGTAGACATTGTTCTGTTATGCAAGTGGATCTTGGATATGATGTAAAAGATGCAAAAACATTTTGGTCAATGATGTATCAAGATTTAAAACAAGACATTGAATATCTTGACGATTGTGATTGTGATGATTGTAAAGAATTGTAAACAAGCCGACATAACCATTACAAATAAATAGTAGCAATACTAAATCCAGTTATGGACAATGATTCCAAAGGCTGGAAAGTCTATCGAAAAGAATGGTACAATGATAGAGTCATGGAGACTTACATTAACTCACCAATTATAGATAAACAGAATGATTTGATCCCCACTGAAGTACTTGAAGAGTCAATGGATTTCTACATGAAGTACGGAGTTTATTCTTATCAACACGAAGAGATTCCAATAGGGTTACCATTAGCTTACAAGATTGATGATGGTAAAATAAAAGTAAAGTATGGAATACATAATCAATTAGAAATGCATCATAATGTTTGGAAAGAGATTAAAGACTTTGGAACAAAAGGAGCAAGCAGCATTAGGGGAGAAACATTATCTCAAGATATGGTTTGTCCAGATGGAGCTGATACTTGTTTTAATAAAATAAATGATCTTGGATTATGGTCTGTATCCTGGGTGGGAGATAATCCTGCCAACATAGAAGCAACAGTTACTGACGTTGCATTAGCAAAAGCAGACGACCCTAAGACTCCAGCTAAAACATTATTAGTAAAAGCTCCAAAAGGTCATCATTGGATGGCATACAAAGATGGACCTGTATTAATGGTTGGAGAATATGCACCACATGAAGGAGCTGTAGAAGTTTTTGAGTTTGAAGTAATTGAAGAGCATGACGATAGCAGATTAGCTAAAGCCGACAAAGCAAATAACTTTAT